CGCAAGCAACGCTATCGCCCCGATCACAAGCAAGACCGGCCAGCTCATAAGATTAATACCGATTCCGGCCATGATTGCCGCCATACGAACGGCCAGCAACGCTCCGCGCAAAAATTTAAGCGTCGCATTCCAGGCGATAACAGCAATTTGTGCCAACCATACCATTGCCGTATATGCTTTCGTGACGGCGGTCATGGCAACCCAGATCCCGCGTAAACCTGCCATGATGAACTTAGAAGCGCCCATCACAATATTGGCAACCGCGCCCACTGCCGCAAACCCCAGCAACGCCATAGCTGCGTAGCCGATAACACGGGCAATGTTGGGAAATAGCTGCATCCATCTGGCAAATGTCTGTCCCATATCCGCCAGACGATTCAGCACCGGATACAATACCGGGATTAGTGTCAGCCCTATTACGGTCTGAATAGCTTTCAGGATTTGTACAAACCGATCCCACGGTTTCACCAGTTTACTGGCCATCTCCTGCGTACGTTTCAGACCGTCAGATCCGCCCAGTTCGGTGATGTTCCTCTGGAGAAGCGCCACATTACCGTAAAGGTGTTTGACCACAGCCGAACTGTCACCGAATGCCGCATCCAGTTCCGCCTGGGCTTTCAGATTCCCTTCCAGGCTCTTGCCGTATTTGCCCTGCAATTTAATCAGCATCTCAGGCATGGACAGCATTTTGCCGGTGGCATCCGTAAAGGACAGACCCAGTTTTTTTGCCCCTTCAACTGCCCCCGTCATAAAGCCTTCGTAAGCGCTGCTGGCTTCCGTTCCCAGCGTGCGGTTAAGCTGCCCCAGTACGGCCAGCTGTTCATCCAGTCCGACGCCGTAGTTGGTACCGACGCCCCGCGCCCCTTCCATCAGGTCTTTGATAGTGCCCATTTCGGTACCGAAGACCTTGCGCATATACACCATTTTTCCGGCCAGCTGCTCAGCGAACTGAACCTTGCCCAGACGCTCCGCATCGGCGGAAAAATTACCAAACATCTGCCCCATAAATTCCGCCGTTTCTGCGGCGGTGGATTTCAGGGCAAACGCCAGGGTATTAGCGACTTTTGTGACTTTCGGCAGTTCATTACCGGCCAACCCGGCAATAGCGGAATTAATACTTTCAGTGGACTGAACAAATTCCACCGCACTGGCGCCATAAGTTGTACTGAAGCGCAGCGCGTCGCGCTGTACGGCCTTTAATGCCTGGTCATCAATCCCTTTTGCGGCTGCATCATTCAGCGCATCATACATTTCAACTGCCGGTGATAACGCACCCCGTATGGCCATTCCTGTACCCGCTAAAGCCAGCACACCACCGCCAATCTGCATAAAGGCCGCTTTTGATTTTTCCGCAAAGCCGGTGACGCTGCTCTGTGCCTGTTTTAACGGGCGGGACAACTTATCAATCAGGCTTAATGTAAAATCTAACTGTTTCATTCTGTGCCTTTAAATGCTTTAGCCACACCATTGGCCACAGCAATTCCTGTATATTCCCAGTGACGATTATCCAGCCAGATAGCGGCGGCAATATCGTCAACGGAATCCTGACCATGTGGTAAATAATGACGGCGAAGTATTAAATATTGTTCGAGTCCGTTCTGTTCAATTGCCCGGACTCGCTTTGTCAGTTTTTTACTTCAATTTCCAGTTCAGGGGCGTAAATATCATTAACCTTACTGACAAGCTGAAGCGCAGCGCCCGGACGTTTTAATATTTCAGCTAAAGCTTCCTTGCTTTCCGTTGCAACAATACGCGTCAGGTAGTTATGCGCAGGTGCCACTTTATTGTCCATTGCCATTTCATTAATAAACTTGTTATAGGCGGTCTGATTTGGTTCAAAAATAATATCAGTCCCACAGACACACAGTTTAATTTTTTCCATATAAAAGACTCTCTCTACGATTAATTTCATCTATTAACTGATTATGGCGTGCTGCGCACTGACCATAAATTTCAAGATACGCATTCAACAGTTCCGCAGCATCTTTACCCATAGTCCCTTTCAGGTGCGGCAGCTGCGTGACACATTTAGTTTTCAGGTTTTCCTGATAACGCACGTTCGGTACTGGCGGCGGCGTCGTTGTACATGCGGACAAAGTCGTCAGACAGGCACACGTTAGTAAACACCGGTTTAACCACCTCCGTACGAATTTCACGCGGCGGTGCATTTTTCAAAGCCTCCAGTTGTTCTTCCAGTTTTCGCCCGGATTCACTGGCCATGCTCGCCAGCGTTTCCCCGGTAGCGCTGGCTGACCGGCTGATGGCCAGATCGATACTGTCACGCTGCCAGTTAGCCGCCTTCCACCCTGCCCAGAAGGCCAGAACAACAGTCATAAGCCAGCCCGCCACCACACGATCCATCAGCGAACCCCGTCATGTTCCAGACTGAAATGATTACCATCCGGCCTGGATTTGAAGCGCCCGCCCCAGCTGCCGCCCAGTGACTCCCAGTATTCGCCCAGCGGCAGGTAATCCTCTGTGCGGGTCTGGTACTGGCCGTTAACAAACAGGTTAAAATCCACTGCCAGACGCCGTGTATGCAGACTGTTGGTAATACCGCTGCCCTTTTTCGCGTTCAGCGCCGCCTGTTCCGGCGTGCGGTACGCCTCCCCGAACGTCAGCCGGTAGCCGTGTTCTTCTGCCCAGTGGATCAGATTTGCCACCATAACGGTAAACAGCTGCTGTTTTTCACTCAGTGTCATTTGTCAGCCCCCTTCCCCAGAAAACCGATCCCTTTCTTACGTAGCCAGGCTTCAACACCATTAAGGCCAAGAATCCCCAACGCTGAACCAATGCCGGCAAGCGCAAGCGGATGGATATCCGGTACGAAGTAAAGCGCCACCCCTGCCGCTACTGATAACGCGCTGCCCACAATGACACGCCCCAGAACCAGACGTGCCGTGATCGGCTCGTCACTGTTCAGCATCTTGCCCAGGGCAATCAGCGCCCCCATAATTGCCAGCGCAATAAACCCTTTTTCGTAGTCCTGCATCCCTTTTCCTTACCCGATCAGATTTTCCGTAGCTTCCGCTTCCAGATACGGAACCCCGTTGATGTTGACGAACTTCGGACTGGTCACGAAGTATTTAATTTTGTGCGTGGATACGCTGCCGCCTTTTGGATCAATATCCAGCAGATTGCTTAACTGCAATTTATTGCCGAACGTCTCGACCTTCACTTCTTCACTGCCTGCTTTGGCGTAGAAAAGAAAATCCAGCGGTTCAATACCTCGCCACGAACCTGCGGCGCGGGCTTTGGCTGTCAGTACCTGAAGCACTTTAGAACTGACTTCAATTTCTCCCTCTGCGGCCACATCACCATCAACATGGCCGTCCGGCACACCACGGGTCTGGGCGGCGGCGCTGTTATCCGTGATATCCAGCGAAATTTTTTCTATATGGATCAGTTCACCATCGATGTAGGCATCAAATGACATGCCTGAAATACGTTTGGTCATGCTGCGGCCTCCAGACTGGCATCCAGTAACAGGCTGATAGTGATTTGCAGCGGCACTTCATACGTGCGTACCACAATGTAAATATCCACCGCCTTCTTGCTCTTCCAGACAATAGAGACATCTCCATCCTGCGGCGGCTTCACCTCTCCCGGAAACGACACACCGTTAATGTTGGCCGCCGTGGACATTTCGCGCAGTGGGCGGGCAAACAACGTCTGGTGTGCCGCGATGCTGCCCGGCGTACTGTTCAGCGAACGATCGGCAATTTTACCGATAGCCAGCAGGCGGACACGACGGGCGGCCTTGTCCACAATACGCAGCGTCTCAATGGACTGATAATCACCCCCTTCCACATCCAGCGTACGTCCGTCAGCCCAGTAAAAGCCGTCATAATCCGGATACCACATCGGCACGCTGTAGCGCTGCGCTTCCAGCGCTTTAAGGGTGGCCAGCTCCAGTGTTTTCCCGGTGCCATCTTCCGGCAGTTCATCGCTGCCCAGATTAAGCAACGCCCCGGTTTTCACCCTCGCCGGACTGTCAGCAACCGTCACCGCCCGGTTACACAGGCGACCGGCCAGCACGCCCGGTTCATTCCCCCACAGACGCGGAACCAGCTGAACCGCTTTCTCTGCAATACCCTGCTGAAGGGTGGACAGACGTTTCAGGTAATCCGCCTGGGCTTCATCCTCCTGCATTCCCTGAACCGCCAGGATGAACCACACCCAGCGCCCGTATTGCGCAATCAGTTCAGATCTCAGCGTTGCCGCCTGGTTAATCTGTTCTTTTGCCGCCACATCATCCGACAGCACCACGCCTTCCACCGAGCAGGAAACCTGTGCAGCTTTGACGGCATCCACCCACGCGCCCGGCTCACTGTCTGCGGCCAGTACATGAACAAATCCCCACCAGTTCTGGCCGGCGTTCGCCATTGCCGCCAGTACATCGCTTTTTAACGGGCTGTTCCCCTCGCCCAGTAGTGCGTTAAAGTCACTCTGTGCATTAACAGCCAGCGTTTTACCCACATTTTTGGTACCCGTACCGATAAACAGCAACGTGCGCTCCACCTCGTTGGTTTCACCCAGTAACTGGTTTACCTGGTTAACGGTCACGGTTGGCCAGGTCATGTTTTCCCCTTAATATCCTGCGCCTTTACATTCCAGCCAAAGCCTATAGCCTGAAGCTGACGCGCCAGCGCTTTATCAAATTCATCGTCATTCATGCCCAGAAATACGCGGGCAGGAAGATCCACTGTCCAGCTGGTTTTCACTGCTTTACCACTCAGCTTTCGAATCAGTAATCCGGCCTGGCTGTATGGCATCGTCCGCGTGATATCGCCCAGCGTGGGCTTTTTCCAGCGTTTTCCGGTTCTCACCCGATACCCCAGCGCACGCAGTTTTTTAGCCTGGGCAGGTGTCGCCATTTTTCCGGCGTCCGCCTTACGTGGCTGACTTCTGCGGCTGACCTTTACCCGCATTCCGTTTTGTTGCGCATAACCTACGGTTCCTGCCGGAACCGGCGCTTCCCCGTTCCGGTACCCGCCGCCCTGCAAATAGATCCGTACGGCCTGAATCTCAGGCATTTCGCGGATATGAAGCAGCTTTGGCAGGTTACGCAGCATCTTCCCTTTGCGTTTTGTCTTACGTCCCGGCCATTTCTGGCCGTCCGGGGATTCCTGGTTACGAACATGTCTTTTTGCAGCAGCAATCACGCCATATTTCGCCAGACGCCAGATCAGCCGCTGGCGCTTCTGCGGTGGCAACTCCATACTGGCCAGTGCCTTACGTAATTCAGTCAGCTGTTTTTTATTCAGCTCGCCACCGGCTATCATATTTCCCCGCTCACCGGCGCCCCGGTTTCATCCACACTGAAAATGCTGGCAGTTAACGCCGTCCAGATTTCAGGATCTGCCAGTGACCAGCGTTCACCACGCCACGGAATAGCCCCGTTTTCGTCCTGCCTGATCACCAGTTCTTCCGCCATCGGAACGGTCAGCACCACAGTGGCGGTTTCCTCATCTTCCACCGACACATCCCAGTCAGGTTCGGCTTCACTCAGCCCGACTTCATCCAGCAGGTCTCTGTCTGCATCGTCCAGCCACGCCGCCAGTAAGGACATAAGTAACTGCGGCGGACACAGGCGATAGGGAAAACGCGCCCAGCTCAGAACTGCGTCATACCGAATAACTGCCTGGCGATATTGCCCCAGCCCGTAATCCTTCGCGGCGGGGATGAACTTCATTTCATCCAGTACGCTGTCAAATGACTGCATCGCCCGCGGCGGAACGTTCTCCTGAAAAAAAGCGGTCAGGCTTTGGATCTGCGTCTGGCTCATACTTTTTTCACCGTTGCCCGTTTAAGCCCCTTCATGCGACGGATCACCACGGACGCCTCAGCCAGTAACCCGGCCCGTGTCTCCTGGCTTTCCTGCCCCGGATGGGTATCACGCCGTCCGATAGTGGCGAACTCACCCAACAGATCCGCTTTTGCCCTGGCAAAAACGGCTTTCATGTACTGGGCGCACAGGCTGTTAAGTCCGCCCATCTTTACACCCGGCACATCTGCCGCCAGCGTATGGCCTTTCGCTTTCCAGCTGGCCTCCACGTTTTCCAGCTCGGCATTCACCTCCGCGACAGCGGCAAGCAGCGCCTGGCTGATGGTATCAGCGTCAATATCTGGCGGTAGTGACCGCTGCGCCTGAAAATCCTTCAGGTTCAGATCCGGCCAGAAACCGTTATTGGCCAGCGGTTCGTCCTGATAATCCAGCGGTTTTCCACTAAACATAAATCCCCCGAAAAAGGCGGACTGACCGGTTTCCACGGCGCAATGACACACAAGGTGTTTTGCCCTCCACCGCGTCCGCCTGGCGTACGGTAGTCTTTACCCCTGCGTCAGTTTTCGGACACGGGCGGCAATGGTCTGCCGCGCTGTTCTGACGCCAATTTTTGAATAGTGTTTTTCTGCGATGGCCAGCAAATGATCGGCTTTTTCCAGCGTTTCAATATCATCCACACCCGCAGCAGTTTGCTGGCCATCCTCATTGCGCAGCAGCTCCAGCCCCGCAAATTTGTACCACTTGGCTGTTACCTGCTCATGCAGTCGCCATACCCCTGCCACACGTTCAAACGTACGGGAGAAATACGGCTCAATACTTTCTCCGCGCCCGGCGCTTTCCTGCGCCCATGCCAGCATCGTATCGGCCACAAACGTGGGAAAATTGCTGCGTAACTGATCCGGTGTGGCCTGTTGCTGACTGATTGCGATATCAGCCCATTCCAGCGCCTGATCCAGCTCGCCCACGTCAAACAGCCAGATAACACACCAGGCAAATACCGGATTGGCGTACACCTGCTTGCTTTCCAGATACGCTTCAACAGTCGGTACCCAGCGCGGCAGCAACACATCCCTTTTAAACTCAATGCGATCCGCGATTGTCGGCAGGCTGCGTACGTGTCCCACATCCGTTTCCAGCGCTTTGACCAGAAGGTGCATACTTTCCGTGGTTTCCAGCGCCTGGCTTCGCTTCAGCTTTTGTTCCATCGCAATGCGCTGGCTGTGACGCTGCGCGGGAGAAAGTGCCATTTATCAGCCCTCCGCTGGTTCGGAAACCTTGCCGATAGTTACGGCGGATTCATCAATAGCCGCATACAGTTCCGGCACTTCCACCGCATATCCTTCATTGCGCAGGTATTTGTTTTCGAACTGCTTACGGTCTTCCACAAACTCCGCCTTACGCATACGGGTATTGCGCTGGGTATAGATGTGCAGGTTTTTCAGCGGCGTCACCACCATGCGTTTACCCGGCATAAACGGCGGGATAATGGCTGGACGGCCAGCAATAGTATTTCCCAGCATCTGCGCCGCGATTTTTTCAGTAGGACGGTCTGCGGCCTGATACAGGCGATACTGTTCAGCGGCAACCAGATCAGCCCCCACCAGAACCACCAGACGCGGGTCATTACGGAACTGCGCCGGAATTTTGGCGTTAATCAGGTCTGAAGCCATTGCATCCAGTGACTTGTAATCCCCGGCCGCATCCAGCACCACCGGATCGGTCATAATCTGATTCCCGCCCAGCAGCGCTTTCATGCGCTCATGCCAGCCGATATTCACGTCCTCACCGTTCGGGTTAGCTTCGGGATCAGTGGTTTTTGCGCGGCTCTTACCGTTAAAGCCGATACGCAGCATATCCAGCGCAAAAGCCTGCGTGGTGAATGCCTGGACAAGATTGTAAAACTCGTTTTCATCCTTACCGGCGTTTGCCCATACCGAAAGCAGATCCCAGCGCAACGCAGCGCAGCTGTCTGTTTCAACCAGTGAATAGTCGTTTCCGTCCACACCAACCTGGCGAATAAAACGGCCACTTTCACTACGTCCTGTGTGTAACACGGAGGAACCAACGGAAATCACCTGTCCACTAAGCTGATCAACATCCAGACAGGTAAGCATGTCCAGGAATTCGACGGACTCCAGCAGCGCAAGACGCAGCGCATTTTCCTGCGGGTTATTCAGGGAAAAATAACGACTGGCATCACGCGCCCCAAACTGCTGCGCCATGCCCGCCGAATATCCGTCCAGTAATTCCCGCGCACGGTTATTAAGGTGCATAAAACTCCCTCGCGATTAAGCGATAATAAAAATATTTGAAACTACTCAGCGCTAAAGTGAATTACAGGAAATTAAACTTCCCGGCTTTCTCTGAAATTTTGCGGCCTGGTGTACGGGCTGATTTATTTCCCAAATCGTTAAAACGCTTAACGATATCTTTTGCATTATCACGAATGGCGGCAAATTCTTCTGTATCCACCACTTCCGCAATAGTATCCACATCACCCTGAACATCATTCAGTTGATTTTCAATTTTGGCCACACGGCCTTCCAGTTCGTTTACCGCGTTTGCCAGTGCCTGTAGCTTATCATCACCCTGCGCGGTATCATCTGGCGGCGTTTCATCTTCAAACTTCGGTTTAATACCAAACAATTTTTGCCAGTTCTTCATTCTTTCTTCCTGTTTTATTTTTCCATCACGGGAAATTACACAGCCGTAATAACCCTGCTTAGATAATTTTTTGCGCCGACTGCTAAAGCGCAGCCGTGTGGTGCCAACACTGGCTGGCGTGTCTGTTACTGCCAGTCCTTTCAGGTAAGTCCGTCCGCTACCGCGCCAGTTCTCCTCCGGCTCAATGGAAAAGAACAAAAGCTGATCTTCATGATTGGCGAAAATCAGACGTATATTCGGGCATAAACTGACATACAACCGCGCCAGTCCATCTTCACCATCATTCCAGGTGGCCTCCAGAACTTCGCCAAAATTACCGTAATCGTCCTCATGCTCTGGCCAGATTAAAGCGACCCAGTGGTTATAGTCATAGGTTTCCCCCATATCGATAATCCACTGGCGTTTAATTATCCTGCCGTCAACGGTATCCCCTTCAGTAGCAACACACAGCCAGTCAGTTTTTAAATGTGACATATCCCCCCTGTTCCACTTCCTGACGCTGCAAATCAATTATTGCCAAATAAAAATATTGCTGCATTACGTTTTATTCTGAACAGTTCGGATATAACGCTTTACCGAATACAAACGAATTACCGCCACCGTTTTTTTATTACAGCCACGGCATAATTACCGCATGGCTAAATACTCTGAAGAATTAAAAGGCGTTGTCCGCGCACTTTATCTGCGCCGCTATACGCCAAAGGAAATTGCATCCGAATTAAATCTGCCGAATGCGCGGATCGTTTACTACTGGGCTGAAAAATACAACTGGGCAGATTTGCTCAGTTTTGAAAGCACTGAAGAGGCTATCGAACGCCGCTACCAGCTACTGGCCAGCCGGGATAACAAAACCGATCTCGATCTGAAAGAGATGGACATGCTTATTGCTCACGCCACGAAACTACGTGCGCAAAGCAATAAGCATAAAGAGAAGATGGCCAGCGGTCAGAACTCCGGGCAGGCAGATGCGCGGGACAGCAATGACGACGAACCCCGCCGCAAACGGAAATACAAGAAAAACGATATTTCCTCGCTGACGCAGGAGGATTTTGACGCCTGGGCTGATGAGCACCTGTTTGAATACCAGAAACACCTGCGCCGGAACATTGGCCAGCTGGTCAGAAACATCCTCAAAAGCCGCCAGATAGGTGCGACCTGGTATTTTGCATTTGAAGCCTTTGAAAACGCGGTCATGACAGGCGATCCGCAAATCTTCCTGTCTGCCTCCAAAGTCCAGGCGGAATACTTCCGGTCTTACATCGTAAATATTGCTGAACAGTATTTCGGGATCACGCTGACCGGCAACCCCATCCGCTTGTCCAACGGCGCGGAGCTGCGCTTCCTGTCCACCAACAAGAACACCGCCCAGTCCTACAGCGGCCACCTGTACTGTGATGAATATTTCTGGGTTCCAAATTTCACAAAACTTAATGAAGTGGCCAGTGCAATGGCCACACATGACAAGTGGCGTACCACCTACTTTTCAACACCGTCAGCTAAAACTCACCAGGCGTACCCGTTCTGGACAGGCGATGAATGGAAACAGGGCAGTAAAAAACGTACTGCCATTAAGTTTCCGACCTTTGATGAATTGCGCGACGGCGGGCGGGTTTGTCCGGATGGCCAGTGGCGCTACGTCATTACTATGGAGGATGCTATTGCGGGCGGCTTCAATCTGGCCAACATCGAGAAGCTGCGCAACCGCTACAACACAGCCACTTTCAACATGCTCTATATGTGCGTGTTCGTGGACAGTAAAGATTCAGTTTTCAGCTTTTCCGACCTGGAAGCCTGCGGCGTGGAAGTGGATACCTGGCAGGATCATAACCCGGACGCCGCCCGGCCATTTGGTGACAGGCCAGTATGGGGCGGCTTTGATCCGGCTCGCAGTGGGGATTTGTCCTGTTTTGTGATTGTGGCGCCGCCGATGTTCGCCGTGGAGAAATTCCGCGTTCTGAAGGTGATTTACTGGAAAGGAATGAACTTCCGGTACCAGGCAAAGCAGATCGAGCAGCTGTTTAAAAAATACAACTTCACCTATCTGGGCGTGGACGTTACCGGTATTGGCCAGGGCGTTTTTGACAACATTCAGCATTTTGCCATGCGTGTGGCCGTCGCCATTCGTTACGACCTGAACACAAAAAATCAGCTGGTACTGAAGGCGGCTGACGTGGTCGAAAGTCAGCGAATTGAATGGGACAAAAACCTGAAAGAGATCCCGGCCAGCTTTATGTCCGTACGCCGCACAACCACGCAAAGCGGTAACGCCATGACCTTTGTTGCAGACCGCAGCCAGGACACAGGACACGCCGAAGCGTTCTGGGCGATAACCCACGCCCTGCATAACGAACCTCTGAACTATGAAAATAAACCTAAATCACGCTGGAATTTAAGGAACAAGGCAGCATGAGTAAAAAGAAACACTTCGTTAAGCGCAACCAGCGCGGCGATAAGTCAAAAAAAATGAGCATCATTACGTTCGGCAAACCGGAACCGGTTCTGACCACTGGCACCGACTACCGGGATATCTGGTACGACAATGCCGCCGATCATTTTACTCAGCCAATTGACCGGCTGGCACTGGCACAACTGATTAACCTTAACGGTCAACATGGCGGTATCATCCACGCCCGTAAAAACATGATTGTGTCTGATTATCTGTCTGGCGGCCTGACTTACGACCAGCTGGAAGCCGCAGCTTTTGACTACATCACATTTGGGGATATTGCGCTTGGAAAAATTCGTAACGGATGGGGAGATGTGATCGGACTGGAACCCTTACCCGGCCTCTATATCCGACGCAGGAAAGACAGGAACAACGCAACTGATCAACCTGGTGATTACGTGGTGTTACAGGAAGGCAAACCGCAGATATGGCCTGAAGAAGATATTATCTTCATCAAAATGTATGATCCGCAACAGCATATTTACGGACTGCCGGACTACATCGGCGGCGTACATTCTGCATTACTCAACAGTGAAGCGGTCATTTTCCGTCGCCGTTACTACCACAATGGCGCCCACACTGGCGGCATTCTCTACACGCGCGATCCTAGCATGACGGATGAAATGGAAGAGGAAATTGAACAGCAGCTGCGTGACAGCAAAGGGATCGGCAACTTCTCCACCATCCTGGTAAACATTCCCGGTGGAGACGGTGACGCCATCAAATTCATTGAAATGGGGGATATTTCCGCTAAGGATGAATTTGCCAACATCAAAAATATCAGCGCCCAGGATATTCTGAACGCGCACCGTTTTCCTGCCGGGCTTGCCGGCATTGTCCCGCAAAATACTGCCGGACTTGGTGACGTAGAAAAGGCCGAACGGATTTATAAAAAAAGCGAAGTCGCCCCTGTTCAGCGCCGGTTTATGATGGCCGTAAACAATGATCCAGAAATACCGGAAAACCTGCACCTGAACTTTGATTTAAGTTACACAGAATCAACGGATAAGGGTGCGGTATGAGGCAAAAAAGGCTAAAATCCAGGCATCATTTAACAGCTGGAGCATGGAATATGCGAGTTCTGAAAATCGAATGCCCTGAATGCGGCTCAAAAGCTGTTATTCGTAAAACGAACCGGAAACACCGGCAGATTGCCGATATTTACTGCGCCTGTTCAGATGTTGAGTGTGGCCACACGTTTGTCATGAATCTGACGTTCTCCCACACTCTCAGCCCAAGCGCTAAAACAGGTGATGCTATGGTACAAAAAATACTAAATGCCCTTTCACCCGATCAGCGTCAGATGGCATTAGACTTACTGAAAGCGACTCCCGCCGCCTGACAATCCCCCTTTTTGGGGGCTTTTCATCGCTTTACTAACCTTTTCCCGCATTTCTCCTGCAATCTCTCCAATCCAATACAAAGCTATCGTTTTCTCTCTTTGGTTACTTTCGTAAATATGGGCAATCTTGGCCAACAACTCAATGCGTTCCAGCTGTGCCGACGCCTCCAGAATATCCATTTACCCTCCCAAACAAACAACAACTGTATAAACATACAGTACACCTTTAAGCACTAATTGTGAAACATATTTTTCTGTCTACCAGGTGACAAATAGATATGTTTCACAGAGTTACAACGTCATAACCATTCCGGCCAAAGCTCCTGCATTGGCTCGTTTTGCGTCTCCTGCAATCTTCCGTTCCGGTAAATAAGTGCTGACTGGCCGAAACGAAGCCCACCCCCTCGTTTCAGAATGTCGATTTCTTCATCAGAACCATCGAACCCCCGGCTTCTTAATTCCAGTTTTAACCGTCTGCGGGTTCCACCCTCCGTACAGTTATTGACAGAACTCCAAGGGGCGGCGTTGCCGCCAGAAAAACCCGCCTCCGCTGACGCTTCGGTCAACTTCGCAACCTTCTGCCACTTAACCAGACGGGTGCAGACCTCTGAATCTGGAACCAAAGGAGAATAAACACCCTGTACGCGCTGCACGTCTTCCGCATATTCGTTACCCTGTTCCGTAATTTCATAGACCAGACGAACAACCAGATCACGGCGGGCAACCAGTGCGCCGCCCTGCGCCTGGGTATATGCAGCCCAGTCCCCGACATCAGCAGCAGCCAGAACCGCATCCATTCTGCGATCGGTCAGCACCTGATCCCGCAACCGACGAAGCTCACGCCAGACTGTCACCGGCGCACCGCCAATCTGCTGAAACTGGCGAATGCGCCAGCGTGAAGCCCATGCAGAAACAGATTTAGCCATATCCCGCAGGTTTTCGCCGGTTTCTTCGTCCTGCTCGCCATCCAGCGCGAATCCATCAATGTTTTTGGAAATGTATTTGGCGATGTAGCCCGTCGCTGACCCTTTAGCGGGATCGATGGCTTCAACATGGAAACGTGCCTTTAGCGCATTTGGCGTTTGCAGTTCTTCGGAATCGGTAATTCTGGCGTGATAACAAAGAATATCTCGCACCGTGTCCACGTCCTGCGGGCGCATGAACAGCAACATATGCCAGTGCGGTGTCCCGTCATGGTGAGGTTCGACAACCCTGAACCCAAATACATGGATACCCGCACGCGAGATCGCGGCGCGGGCTTTTGCCCATACGCCACATAAATAGCGCTGGGTATCCTGCGGCGTACTTCCATCCCATTGCGATACAAAGCCCCCTTTGCTGTGTACCGCATGGAAACGAGATGGCGCGGTGATAGTGTAAAACTCACCGGCCAGCCCTTCTTCATTGGCCATATCTTCAAATCCTCGCATTCTTACCATTAGCTCACAGCGACGGATCGCCGGATTTGCAACACTGCGGTGTACCATGCTGTCCAGTGCAATGCGCAGCCCTTCATCATTCAGCAGATCAAACTTTTTAAAGAACTCCAGATTTCGCTTTTTCTGTTCTATCCATTCCCCCAGAGTTTTACGGGATACATAAGCGCTGGCCGCTTTCTGCACCTGCCCCACGGCTATGGCCATATGCTCACGCTGTACGTCACGCGCTCGCTTCAGGCGCAGATACCACCATTCAGGTGCCATCATGCGAAGAATGCCGGATTCAGCCTTACGTGTTTCCAGTTGCCCGGCATTGGCTTCATGTTCTGCCCAGTATGGCGGCTGATTATTCAGCATCAGACTGCACGCACAAAGATAGCGATAAGACTCCATCGTTCGGCGGTGCAGCTCTTTAGGGTCGTCAGTGCCGGAATCAAACCGTTCGGTGAAGTCATACAGCGACTGGGAGATCCAGCCAGATATCTGGCCAGCCAGTTTTTTAAGTTCCGGGCGGTCAAGTGACGGCAGGCGTTCCAGCGACTTGCCAAAAGGAAGGTCTATTGCATCAGCGGCCAGCTTATAATGAGCAGCCACTTTGCGTAGACGTGGCAATACATTCCCTCCAATAGTCTGACGCAGGAATGTATTGGCACGGCGACGCCCGTCAGGGCCAGTAAAAAGCTTTTCGTAACGACGACCAAAATACCCGGCTAACCAGTCGGGTATTTCATGCAGGTATTGAGCACGCCATTTATGATCCTGCGGGTTTATAGCCCACAGGCGGCGCTCCGTGATTGTCACGTCTGCCGGTGTACCTGGCGCGAAGGTTTCACGCCGCCAGGCATCAACGGCGTAACAATCTTCGTTTATTGCCAGCGTCATGCGCTGGCCTCAGGAGTCACCGGTAAAGGCCATTTAAGAATCAGTTCTGCCGCCATTTTCGGGCTTGCAGCTGCCGCACCAACACTACGCGGCGCATTAACCCTTACCGAGTTAAAACCTGCGTAAATGTAATGCACCATTTCCAGATCGCTGTTTGACGCGACTACCTGAATTCCACGTTCAGCTAGGCGCCGCAGCTTACGCGCCAGCCGCCCCTGATCCATATGCGAAAAACCACGCTCATGGTAAGCGGTGAAATTATCGCTATCAGTCAGATAAGGTGGATCGCAGTAAACAACGTCATTCCCGTCCCGAACCAAATCAAGCGTTTCTAAATAGTGGGCAGTAATGAATGTTGCGCGCTTTGCTTTTTCAGCAAAGGCGCAGATTTCATCAGCAGGGAAATAAGGCTTTTTGTACTTACCGAACGGAACATTGAACTGACCGCGGCGATTGTACCGGCACAGGCCATTAAAGCAGTGCCGGTTCAGGTACAGGAAACGCGCAGCAGCTTCTACGGATTCCGAACCAAAGGATTTACCTGATTGGTTGAAAGCATCACGCACCGCATAATAGAAAACCGCTCGGCTTTCTTCATCGCCTAACGAACCAGCGTTAAAAAGAATCTCCAGCTCATTCAGCAGCGCATCAGTGTGATACGCCATCGCCTTGTAAAGATTAACCAGATCAGGATTTACGTCCGCGATCAGATATTCGTCATAATCCGTATTCATCATGACGGCGCAGGAACCTGCGAACGGTTCAACCAGGCGCTTTCCTTCCGGCAAATGGGGACGTAATTGCGGCATAAGGCGGGCTTTGCTGCCCACCCACTTAAGTGGAGTTTTTACTGCCATGCGGCACCGCCTTTACTACAAATCGCTGCGGCCTCTTCACGGATTAACTCAACAATTTCCGTTGCGCTTAAACCTTCATTAGCTGCATGGGTGGCCAGCTTATCCAGACGGATAGAACACAAATCAGCAGCAGCGGCTTTACCTTCCTGTGTAGCTTTGGTGAGCATGGTCAGCAGGTCAGTACCTGATTTCGTTGCGGGTAAATCCTGACGTGTCATATGCATTTTTGTTTCCTTAGGGCAAAAGAATCCCCGGCCACTTGAACCGTGGCCAAAAAATTCAGGTTGTTAATTAGTGAAAAGCGGGTTGTGTAGTGACGGCTGAATAATTCGGTGCCGGAATAAGGTGAAGCTCATAGGTTGTCCGCCACCACTCCTGGATCAGCGCCTTTATCTCGCCAACACCCAGCGCCCCGGCTGTATAGAAAATTGCGCGAATCCCCGCCAGCGCTTCAATCTGTGCCTCTTTGCTCTCAGCTTCGCGGTACACGCAGCACCAGAAAGCGGCATTGATCGCCAGCCAGTGGCGCTGGTTAGTCATGTGTTCGGTGTCATTGAAGAAGAATGGATGCAACGCAATGCGGCCATTTTTACTGGCGCTTTTCTCTGCAAACGCTACCGCGTAGTTATGCGGGACTCCCCACACAGCCAGTTCAGCCCCCAACGATTTACCCTCTACAGAAATAATGCTCATCAGTGATTCCCCTGCTGCAATTTATGGACAATATGAGGTGCGATAATCATCTGCACCTTGTTCCTGGTATTAATGGGATGGACGATTTTTACTGGACGTTCAGCGGTTCGTCTGGAGAAATCACTGTCCCGTAAACTCCCGAATCCGCTAAAAGTTAAACGAGCACGGGAAATTCCCTGGCGCAGCTGTATCATGTCCCGATACTCCAACCGCTCAAAAAGTTCTCGCCAGCAACAATTACTTAAGCTGCGTTTAAAAACTCCGGATCTGGAATTGATTGCAGCAGCATGAAGAACCACCCCGCGCCATTCTGGTGTCAGGTTGTCCCACCATTCAGCGGCTTCACTGCTAGTACTGAAATATTTGCGCCGAATCTTTTTAAGATGATCCAGCCCACGCTTTTGCTGTTCCTGGTTAATTGCCATAACGCCCCCCAACCATTCCCAGCAGGCGGCGGGTTTTAGTCGTCAGGAAACGCAGAACAGAACCGCCCTTCATCTGGACAGACTCATGTGCATTGAATTTATAGGTGTGACCAGGATTCCAGCGCTGGCCGTTCGGCAGTTCTATCCAACCGGTTGAACCACTGGGTAACTGCATAGCCGGTGATTCTTTTTTCAGGTAAGTCACAAACGCTTTCATAATGTTCCCTCACATCAGGCCAGTGGCATTCGTCGTGACCAGATCCACCGCTGCGGCTAAAACCGGCGCAGAATGGATACGGCTTTCAACGGTGTAAGCCAACACGGAAAGGCTACGGATAGCATCGCGAGCGCGATCAAGAATTTGTGTACGGCGGGCGGCGGTCATATGACCAGTTGATACGGCTTCCCCAGCAATTGCGCCCACACTGGCGGTGGCGCTAAGAGCACACAGTTGCATGTTTGCTTCTGTAGCATTGTTCACCGGCACGGATGGAAGGCAGTTAATCTGCCCCAGCATCCCATCCAGTAAACGCGCATCTTCGGTGTAATCCGTAATGGCTAAAAGCTCGTCACAGGTTAAGCGGTGCGGTTGTGCTGGGTTCAGTTTGTTACGCAGGATCTGTGGTCTCATACCAACGGCAGCGGCCACATCTTCCAGATTGTGCTCAACCGCAAATGCTCGGCAAGCCGCATCAAAGTGCGCATGTTTAGAAGTCTGATAATCAAACATTGTTAGCCCTTCCCTAATCCGTAGGATGAATTACGCGTTAAGCGAAACATCACACTCGCTTAATGCCATCACGGTTAGGGCGGCCATATTGACTTCTACCAGCCCTCTTTTCTGCGCGCCTTTGGGCTTGATTGGAAGTTTTCCGTATGAAATCAGGTTCTCAGCTGTACTTTTGGACATGCCAGTACGGCGGCAATATTCATCAAGTGGGATGTACGGATCGGGGATCACGATTGTAATGTTGGGACGCATAATGCAAACTTCTCCAGTTAGGGATACGCCAATATCCACTTTTAACAACCAATATTCGTAAAAAACTACAACGAGGAGAGGCTAGATCGTATTAAGCGACAAATCAACAAATTTATCGCATTTTACGAATGGCTGGTTAAATTATGGGCAAATTTTCTTACAGACAAATTAGCCACAGCAGCGAAGTGCTCGATAGAGTCATTGATGCTTATGGTTTTACGTCAAAACTAATGCTTGCCGACCATTTTGATATGGCATCCAGTAGCCTGGCTGGACGTTATAAACGTGGTGGATTCCCCGCTGACATGGTTGTCAGGTGTGTAGCCGAAACTGGTGCTTCTCTAGAGTGGCTTGCAACAGGTCAAGGTAGGAAATTTGACGACGAAGAACTAGACATTTTGAAAATGCCCCGCCGAAAAATCGTTGATGGTGTTCTTTACGATGCAGGTATGTACATGCTTGATAAAGTTTCATTTTTACCAGGCACCCCTTTACCAAACACCCCAATATGTGTCCTTGAGGGGAACAATCAGTTTATCGTTGATACCTCTTTTACAGAGGTTTATGACGATGAGTGGCTAGTTGAAATTGAAGGTAAAACCAGCATTCGTACCCTTACCCGCATACCTATTAAGAAAGTAAGAGTTAGCGGCGTTGGAATGGCCTTCGACTGTTCAATTGAAGACATAAAAATTCTAGGTAGAGTTGTATTAACCATAAAATAAATATAAGGAATTGAAGATGATCGACTACAAAACAGCATCAAAAGATCAGTTGAAAGCAGAGATGAAACGCTTGGCCAGTGTGGTATCTGACACCCCTTTTGGTACCAAAAAAGAATTTTTCCATCTCCCGGAGATTTTAAATTCTGGTGAACAACCAGTGGCAATTGCCAGCGGAATGATGGATGGCAACACATGGCTAATAACCCTTACTAACAAACGAGTAATTTTTCTCGATAAGGGTATGATTTTTGGCGTTAAGCAAGTCGACATTAACCTCAACAATATAGTGAGTGTTGGCGGTAAAACCGGGCTTATGTTTGGTGAGATTATGATTTCTACCAGTGGCCAAAATTACACCATTAAAAATGTAATGAAGGGATCAGTAATTCCGTTCACCAACTTAGTGAATGAAACTAGAAACAATTTGAACACCCCCGCCCAATCACAACAAGAACCAACTAAAGCTACTCATTCTTTTGACGAACAAATGTCAAAAATTGAACGTCTGGCAGAAATGAAAGAAGAAGGGATACTGACTGAAGAAGAATTTCAGCAACAGAAACAACGTATTCTTAATGGTTAACTTATGCCAGTTAGGAAATTAGACAATGGTCAATGGGTTGCTGACTTTTACACTGTAGATAGAAGCAACGGTAAACGCGGCAAGCGGGTTCGCAAAAAATTTGCCACCAAAGGTGAAGCGCTGGCGTTTGAAAATTACACCCTCCAGAAAGTGGAGGACGCACCCTGGCTTGGTCAGGGCAAAGACAAACGCCGCCTGTCAGATTTGATACATCTTTGGTTTGAGCGCCATGGGATAACCCTACGCGATGGAGAGAAGCGTAAAAGCGCCATGCTTTGGGCTGATGAGTGTATGGGTTCCCCTATGGCTACAGAATTCACCGCACAGTTGTTTACCGCTTACAGGGCTAAAAGGCTTGATGGCCATTTTGCCAGAACTAAGCGCGTAACTCAGGTATCGCCGCGCACCATGAACCTGGAGCACGCTTATTTCCTCGCTGTATTTAATGAATTAAAACGACTAGGGGAATGGGACGCGCCGAACCCTTTAGAGAACGTTCGTCAGTTCAGAACAGAAGAAAGTGAGATGGCTTATCTTACTGGAGAGCAGATTGACCGGCTCTTAGAGGAAAGCCGCCATAGCTCTGCTAAAGATTTAGAGCTCATTGTTAGAATTTGCCTGTCTACTGGCGCTCGCTGGGGAGAGGCTGAGAAATTGAAGCGCAGCCAAATCACTGCTGGAAAGGTCACATTTATAAAAACGAAAGGTAAGCGCAACCGAACTATCCCTCTTGACCCTAAAATCATAGCTGAACTTCCTAAAAAGAACGGCACTCTGTTCAGTCCATGTTACTACGCATTTAGATCAGCTCTGGAACGAGCCAGGATAGATTTACCGGCCGGACAGCTGACGCATGTGCTCAGACATACATTTGCTTCTCATTTTATGATGAATGGCGGAAATATTCTGGTATTGCAAAAGATTCTCGGGCATACCGATATCAAAATGACGATGCGATACGCTCACTTTGCACCAAATCATCTTGAGGAAGCATTAAAATTAAACCCATTAAATTTTAGTGGTAAATATAATGATAACTGA